CGCCAGCCTATCGTTGTCGACGAGGCGATGGTGGTTCTCGCTGGGCACACGCGGCTGGAAGCGGCCCGCAAGCTCGGCTTCAAGACCGCGCCGGTGCATGTCGCCAAGGGGCTGACTGCGTCCCAAGCGCGTGCTTTTCGGATCATGGACAACCGCTCCAGCGAAAACGCCGAGTGGGACAAGGACCTTCTGAATCTCGAACTGGCCGACCTGCTCGAGGCGGATTTTGACCTCGGGCTGACCGGCTTCACCGAGGATGAGTTGAACGCTCTGATGTCGAGCCTTGAAGAGGGCACCGGTCCGCAGGAGGGTGAGGACGATGTGCCGGAAACTCCCGAGGATCCGATCAGCCGGCCCGGCGACCTCTGGATCCTCGGCAACCACCGGCTGCTCTGCGGCGACAGCACGGTCGCCACGGATGTCGAGCGCCTGCTCGGTACGGTCAAACCGCTGCTGATGTGCACAGATCCACCCTACGGTGTGGAATACGATCCGAGCTGGCGCAACCAGGCGGGCGCGGCCAAGACCAAGCGCACTGGCAAGGTGTTGAATGATGATCGTGCCGACTGGCGTGAGGCTTGGGCGCTCTTCCCCGGCGACGTCGCCTACGTCTGGCATGGTGCTTTGCATGCAGCGACAGTGGCCGAAAGCTTGGAGGTCGCAGGCTTCACCATCCGGTCCCAGATCATCTGGGCCAAGGATCGCTTGGTTCTGAGCCGCGGTGATTACCACTGGCAACATGAGCCCGCTTGGTATGCTGTGCGCAAGTCTGGCAAGGGTCACTGGGCCGGGGACCGCAAGCAGACCACGCTCTGGCAGATTGCCAACAAGGATCAGGACGAAAAGACCGTGCACGGGACGCAGAAGCCCGTCGAATGCATGCGTCGGCCGATCCTGAACAACTCGAGCCCCGGGCAGGCGGTCTATGAGCCCTTCATGGGCTCGGGCACAACACTGATCGCAGCCGAGACGACTGGACGGGTCTGCTACGGCATCGAACTGAACCCGGCTTACGTCGATGTGGCGGTTGCGCGTTGGCAGAAGTTCACCGGCAAACAGGCGGCGCTTGAGGGCAGCGACACCACCTTCGACGCGCTGAAGGCAGAGCGCGCGGCCGCATGAAGCAGTCCCGCCTCATGTCGTTGGTCGAGTCCGTCGCCAACGTGATCGTCGGTTATGGCGTCGCCGTCGTGACGCAGATCCTGATCTTTCCTGTGTTCGGACTGCAGACGACCTTGGGTCAAAACCTTGCAATGGGCGGGGTCTTCACAATCGTAAGCCTGGCAAGATCATTCTTGCTGCGTCGGCTCTTCGAGGCCATCCGGGTGGCGGGTGGGTGAGGTTAGATCAGGCCAATGTCTTTCAAGCATGTCGCCACTTCCACCAGCTGGAGAGTTGGCACCACAATCGTGATGGTGAAACTGTCGGCTGAGGTGCTGCAGTGAATCTCGCGCTCCTCCAGCAGGGCCAGTTCGATCTCGTCGAGAACGGCGGAAATGCGGGTGCGGTCAAAATGGTCGGGCAGGTTCCTGATGGTGAGCCGAATGCTGGTGGTTTCCATGGGGTTTACTCCGCGTGTTCGCCTTCCGTGAAGGCGCTGTCGGTGATGCGCTTCAGAAGCTCGGCGTAATAATCAAGGTTGCCGACGTGCCCCCAGTGGACCTCGTCGGGATGGGTGTTGAAGTGCGCGTCGCTCAGCGCCTGAAGCCGAGCAAGCATCGCGTCGATCGCAGCTTTCTTTGCGATGAACGCGTCTTGGGCAGTGGGGCGTTGGCTCATCTCAATGCGTCCAGAGTTGCGTTTTCTGCTGTCTTGAGCTTCGCTCTAGTGGGCCTACACATCCAGTGAATTAGACGCGATTCCATATGGTTAATCGAAGGTTCGGGAGCCCGCATGTCGACAGCCACGCAATCCATCGGCGTGATCGCGCGGCTGCTCGACCTCTCGGAGCGGCGGGTCCAGCAGCTGAGCCGCGAGGGTGTGATCCCGAAGGCGGAGCGCGGCCAGTATGACTTGATCGGGTCTGTACGCGGCTATGTCCGGTACTTGCGTGATCAGGCGCTGAGGGCGCAGGCCGGTGCGCCTGATTATGCGGCTGAACGTGCCCGCTTCATTCGGGCGCGGGCGGATCTTGCCGAGATGGAGGCAGAGGAAAAGCGCCGCTCGCTGATTGCAGCGGATGAGATTGAGGCGGCTTGGATTGCCGTGCTCGCGCTTTTGAGAACCCGCCTCTTGGCGCTGCCGGATCGGCTGGCCCCTCAGGCCTTTGACCAACCCACCGTCGGAGATACCCGGAATCTGATCCGAACTGCGATCCGCGAGGTGCTCGATGATCTCGCAGAGCCAGACATTGAATTCGAAACCGATCCTGAAATTGACGGGCTCGCCGATCCTGAAGCGGACGGTGGTGAAGGCACTGGCGGTTCTGAAGCCGCCGCCGGACCTGACGATCAGCGATTGGGCGGACCAGAATCGACGTCTGAGTTCTGAGGCCAGTGCTGAACCTGGCCAATGGCGCACGAGCCGCGCCGAATACCAGCGCGGGATTATGGATGCGATCTCGGATCCGGCGGCCGAAACCGTCGTGATCATGTCGAGCAGTCAGATCGGCAAGTCGGAGTCGATCTTGAACATGGTCGGCTACCACATCGACCACGATCCGGCGCCGATCATGGTGGTGATGCCCACCGAGCGTGACGCAGAAACCTGGTCGAAGGATCGCTTCTCGCCGATGGCACGCGATACGCCCTGCCTACAGGGCAAGATCGCCGATCCCCGGTCGCGGGACGGCAACAACAAGATCCTGCACAAGCGGTTCCCGGGCGGGCATCTGACAATCGTGGGGGCCAATGCGCCCTCGGGGCTGGCGAGCCGACCGATCCGACTGCTCTTGTGCGACGAGGTCGACCGCTATCCGTTCAGCGCGGGGGCAGAAGGCGACCCGGTCAATCTCGCGAAAAAGCGGACTGTGACATTCTGGAACCGCAAGATCGTGCTGGTCTCGACGCCGACGAACAAGGGCGCGAGCCGGATCGAGGCGGCGTTTGAGGAAAGCGACCAGCGCCGATATTGGGTGCCGTGCCCGGCCTGCGGCGCAGAACAACTCCTGACCTGGGGGCAGGTCAAATGGGACAAGGATGAAGCTGGCGGCCATCGTCCGGAAACCGCGCGCTACCACTGCGCAGACTGCGATGCTGTCTGGAAGGATGAGACCCGCTGGGCGGCCATCTCCAAGGGACGCTGGATCGCGGATGCTCCCTTCAATGGGACAGCCGGCTTCCATCTGAACGAAATCTATTCGCCCTGGGTGCGGCTTGAGGCTATGGCCAAGGCGTTTCTGTCGGCCCGCGCCGGTGGGGACGAGACGATGAAGACCTTCATCAACACCTCCCTCGGCGAGACCTGGATGGAAAGTGGCGAGGCGCCGGACTGGCAGCGGCTGCAGGGGCTCAAAGAGGATTGGCGGGCGGGCACAGTGCCGGCGGGCGGGCTGTTTCTGACGGCTGGCGCCGACGTCCAGAAGGACCGGATTGAGGTTGATGTTTGGGCCTGGGGCAAGGGGCTGCAAAGCTGGCTCATCGATCACATCGTCATCGAGGGCGGCCCGGGTGACCAGGCTTGCTGGCAGAAGCTCTCTGACCTTCTTGGTCGGACTTGGGCTCACGCCAGCGGCACGCCGATGACCATCGCGCGGCTGGCGATCGATACCGGCTATGAAACCGCAGCCGTCTACGCTTGGGCGCGTCAGGTTGGCTTTGCGCAGGTCGCACCTGTTAAGGGCGTTGAGGGCTTCAATCGGGCAAGCCCCGTGACGGGGCCGACGTTTGTAGATGCGACGATCGCGGGCAAACGTTTGCGCCGCGGTGCACGGCTTTGGACCGTGGCAACATCGACATTTAAGGCCGAGACCTATCGCTTCCTGCGGCTTGACCCGCTGGAGGTCACCAGCCCGGTGGGTGGGGAGAGGTTTTCTCCCGGCTTTCTCCATCTGCCGGGCTGGGTCGACGCTGAATGGCTGAAGCAGCTCACGGCCGAGCAGCTGGTCACGGTCAAGAACAAGCGCGGCTTTGCCAAGCTCGAATGGCAAAAGCTGCGGGAACGCAACGAAGCACTTGATTGCCGGGTCTATGCGCGTGCCGCGGCTTGGATCCTTGGCGCCGATCGCTGGTCAGACGCGAGGTGGGAAGAGCTGGCGGCGCAAATTGCGGATAGTGACGGCGTGCAGACACCTAAGGCGACCACCGCGAGGCCAATAAGGTCAGCACCGGTCCGCCGCGTTGCGCGGTCAAGCTATATGGGGTGAGTTTGGGCATGGCGGATCTGGCGACACTGAAACTCCGCCGGGAGGCTCTGTCTTCGCAGCGCGCCTCGGGCGTCGCCCGCGTCAGCTATGATGGCAAGACGGTCGACTACCGGTCTTTGGCCGAGATCGACCGCGCCATTGAGGCTTTGGACCGTGAGATCGCGATGGCCGAAGGGCGGCGGATCGTGCGGCAGGTCCGCGTGACGACGGCCAAGGGGCTCTGACAGAAATGGGGATGTTCGACTTGTTCCGCCGCCCCAAGCCGGGCGGCACTGAAGCCATGCGCGCGCGGCTTGAAGGGGCGATGGCAAAGCGGCGCTTGCGGGGCTGGAACCCACCGCTCGAGAACATCAACGCGCTCGTCGCTTCTGGCGGACCCAAACTGCTGGCGCGGTCTCGCGAACTGGTAGTGACCAACGGCTATGCGGCGAACGCCTGCGAGGCCTTTGCGGCCAACCTTGTTGGGGACGGTATCAAGCCGTCCTCGCTCATCACGGATGCGGCGCTGCGGGACCAGGTCCAGAAGCTCTGGCTCGCCTGGACGGACGAGGCGGACGCAGATGGGCTGACCGATTTCTACGGCCTGCAAGCCATGGTCGCACGCGAGATGTTTGTGGCGGGCGAGTGCTTCGTGCGCCTGCGGCCCAGACGTGCGGAGGATGAGCTCCTTGTGCCGCTGCAGTTGCAGCTTCTCCAATCCGAGATGCTGCCCTTTGAGAAAACGGAGACGGACCCGAACGGCAACCCCATCCGCTGTGGGGTTGAGTTCGATCTGATCGGACGGCGGGTGGCTTATCACTTCCGCCGCCGTCACCCGGGCGACAGCACAGACCAGCGGATGGCGGTGCCCGAGACGGTGCGCGTGCCGGCTGAGGAGGTGCTGCACATCTACCGCCCCATCGATGCGGGCCAGATCCGAGGGTTGCCGCATGTAGCGCCAGCCATGGTACGGCTCTTCCTCCTAGACCAGTACGATGATGCAGAGCTTGACCGGAAAAAGACCGCGGCGATGTTTGCGGGCTTCATCACGAAGACCGCACCCGAGGACCCGATGATGGGGGAGGGGGCAGCTGATCTTGATGGGGCCGCCATCGCAAGCCTCGAGCCCGGAACCATGCAGGTTCTGCTGCCCGGCGAGGATGTGAAGTTCTCAAGCCCCGCTGATGTTGGTGGTGGCTATGAGGCGTTCCAGTACCGGACACTCTTAGCGGTCTCGGCCTCGCTGGGTCTGCCCTATCATCTCGTCACGGGCGATGTCCGGCAGGCGAACTACTCGTCCTTGCGTGCCGAACTGGTCGAGTTCCGCCGCCGCATTGGCCAGTTGCAGCATGGTGTCATGGCGCATCAGCTATGCCGTCCCGTTTGGCGGCGCTGGCTGGAGACGGCTGTGCTGTCGGGCGCGCTCGATGCAGACCCCGCTGACGCGCGCGCCGTGCAATGGATCCCGCCAAGGTGGGACTGGGTAGATCCACTCAAAGACATCCAGGCGCAGGTTCTTGCGATGGGAGCGGGCATTACCTCGCGGCGCAAGGTGGTCGAGGCCACAGGCTATGACATCGAAGAGGTCGACCGCGAAAACGCCGCCGACGCCGCACGGGTCAGAGAGATGGGGCTCAGTTACAAAACGAGCCCCGGTGAGACGCAGGGGGCAAGGGCCACGCCAGTCCAAGAACCCAATCCAAATCCTAACCCCGGACCGTCCGGGGATAGGACCGTTCCAGATACTCTCGAGGAGTAACCCCATGAAATCCTGGTACGCAATCCGTGCTCGTTCCTCGGGCACGGAAGTGCTGATCTATGACGAAATCGGCGCCTATGGCGTCACGGCGAAGGGCTTTCTGGCGGAGTTGGGCGCGCTGCCTGATGATGCGGCCATTGATCTGCGGCTCAACAGCCCCGGCGGCTCGGTATTTGATGCGGTGGCGATCTACAATGCGCTGAGACGCCATCCGGGCGAGGTCACTGTTTGGATTGACGGCATTGCCGCCTCGGCTGCGAGCTACATCGCCATGGCTGGCGACACCATCGTCATGCCAGAAAACGCCTTCCTGATGATCCATGACCCTTCAGGACTTGTGATGGGCACGGCCGAGGATATGCGCGCCACCGCCGAGGCGCTCGATAAGGTCAAGGTCAGCTTGATCCAGGGCTATGCGACCAAGTCCGGCAAGCCCGATGACGAAATCGCCGCCCTCATGGCGGCCGAGACTTGGCTTGATGCAACGGAGGCTTTGGATCTTGGCCTGATTGACCAGATCGCAGAGCCCGTGAAGCTCGCCGCCTCCTTTGATGTGGCACGCTTCCGCAATGCGCCGACAGAGCTGCTCGAAGCTGCCGCGGACGCTCATCCGCCGCCTGCCAGTTTTGGCGCCGAGGATGAAGACCCCAGCCCGGCTGCGGTCCCCTTAGGCGACATCGATGCACCTGTTGACCGACCTGAGGTCCTGTCCAGTGACACTGGTGACGCACTGCAGGACCAAGGGTCGCCCAACAGCGAGGTCGAGACGGCGATCATTGAGAGCCCCGCGTCTCCTAAGCTGACCTCCGAGGATCCCAGCCCTATCGACCACGGGGCATCAAGCGCGCCTGCAATCCGCGCCGAGGCGATGGCCCATGCCCGCGCGGTCATCGATCTCTGCCGCCTTGCAGGCCAGCCGCAGATGGCGGGCCGGTTCCTCGAGGAGGACGCGAGCCTTGATGCGGTTCGCAGTCGCCTTCTCTCGGCCAAGGCGGACGCCACCCCCGAGATCACCCTGAGCGCCCACGCACAGCCTGGATGCGCAGCCTCCCTCCATCCCTGGGGCGAGGTCATCGCCCGCACCTTCAAGACGAAAGGATAAGCTTCCATGACCATGCTCACTGAAGGCCAACACGCAGGCGGCTTTCTCGTCTGGGAAGTACTGCGCGACTTCACCCGAGAAACCGTTACCATTGCCTCCGGCGCTGGAAAGCTCGAGCCAGGCTCCGTGCTTGGCAAGATCACCACAGGCGGCAAATACGCCCGCCTTGCACCGACCGCGACCAACGGCAGCCAAACCCCCACCGCCATTCTCTGGGCCGCGGTCGACGCAAGTGCGGCTGACGCTCCTGGCGTTGTGATCCTGCGCGGACCCGCACTCGTCAACCGACATGACCTTGTGTGGCCCGAGGGTGCCACCGAGGCCCAGATCACGGCAGCCACCACGGCACTGGCGGCGCTCGGCATCGTCCTGCGCTGAGCGCTGGGTCGGGCCTAAAGACACTCACATCAAGGAGGTTGGCATATGGCCACCATGGATATCTTTGAAGGCGATGCCTTCTCCGTCATTGAGCTCACACGTGCCTTGGAGAATA